CTGCGCGCGTCCCGTGTCGTACGATAGCCGGATCTTCCTGCTCTTCTTGCGGCGCTTGAGGTACTGCTGTTCGAAGTACTGCAGAAGCCAGTCAGCTCCTAGCCGGCGCGCGGCCAGCAGGACGAACTTCGCGGACGCGAGCCAGCCCATACTACTCGTAAATGAGAGTTACGGAGCCAGGAGTTCCTCCGGTGACGACCTTCAGGCCTTGCGCGAACCGCGTGTTGATATGTAGGCTTCTGTTGCCGTCCGCTGCTAGGCTGAGGATCTGGTCATTAGTTCCTCCGCCGGTGTCGTCGTACACGTCGATCGTGAAGTCAGTACCGGCATCGCCGACGATCACGCGCTTCAGGATTCCTTTGCCTGTCTTGACCTGTGTGGTCGTCGCTGTCGTGATGTGTTTATAATCGCCGGTGCTACCTGCCATCAGGAATTATCTCCCGAGAGCGACTACGTGGACGCCCGTGACGCTCGACAAGTCAGTACTGTCTGCTACTTCGTCGAGCGCTCCTCCGTCGGCTCCCGCCTCGAAAGCCTTGACCTTCTCGTTCGCGTAATCATACTCGAACTGGTAGCCGTCCTTGCTCTCGACGATCAGCGTCTTGATCTCGCGTAGCGCGAGGTCCGCGGGAGTGAGTGCTTCTCCGCCCGACGGGTAGCTGCTGTCGAAGTCGATCGTTGCGATGTGTCGGCGGATGTCTCCGCTGACTCCGTAGTGGTCCTTCGTTATTGTCAGTGCCATTGTCTAATTCTTAGTCCTCCTTGTATTCCTCGATGATCCCTGGGATCTCGTCGTCGCTCACGTTCACGCGCACGCGCTCGATGAGCTCGTCTTTGTTCCCAGAGACTGGTTTATCCAGTCCGCGAAGGACTTCCTTGAGGTCCTCAACGTACAGCTCCTCGAGCGGGTCCTCGCCGGAGGAGTTGCTGGAAGCCTGGCGCGGTTTGATACCGACCATGTCCCCGTTCTCTACTTCCTTGCCGGTCCGGACGACTTCGTCCATGACGGGCCGGAATCGTCTACGGGTGACTGTGGCTTCCGCCTCTTCGTTGTAGTCGCCCCTGCGGATCTTGTCCGTGTACTGCGGGTGGTAGTCCTTTTTGATAGGTTCTAGCTCTTCATAAGCTACTTCTATAATCCCTGTTCCTGAGAGGTTCTTGAGTAAGAAGTCCGCGTGCGAGTCCTTGTGGACTGGAGTCGCTTTGTTCTTGAAGAATCTGTAGGGGATCTCCGCAGGTTTGAGCTTGCTGCCTTTTGGCTCCTTAGCGCCCTTCGGGTCGACTACGTTTCTCTGTACGCACACGCTGCTCTGGCTTGGTAGCATCAGGTAGTGCGGCGGTGTGTGGTCCTTCGTTTCGTCTGGTAGTGGTTCTTTTCTTGCCATAGATGTTTTCCGTCATCCTCGCGTTCTGCGTGATGGCTGGATACCGTCGGGCTGACTCGAACATTTGCCTCTGCAGGCCTTGCGCTTGTGGCGCGTCCTGGCGACGGTTGGTGGTTGGATTAGGAAAAGTATTCAGCTGCTACCTCTACTTGAGGTCGCGGATCTTACCTTGCGCCGCGAAGAACGTACACACGAGCTGGCCGCTGGTGTAGTACAGTCCTTCTCGAGTGAACTTGTTGTTCTGGAAGGGTTCCTTCGTCTCGAAGTAGAGCGTCGGGCTGAGGACGCTGATTCCGAGGCGGGGTCGTCCGCTGTTGTTCGGGTCGCTGATGTCGAGCAGGTACAGACGGCTGATCGTGTCCTTCACGACGTCCTTGTCCTCGATGATCGGGCGCGTGTAGAGCGTCACGACCTTCTGGCCTGCGTTCATTCCCTCGCCGGTGTTGTAGCCGTTGACGGAAGGCTCGATGTAAGCCTCGCCGATCGGGTTGTAGCGGACCTGGGACTCGTAGAGACCAGTGATTTGGTTCGCGGTGTCAAACCCGGTGATGAATACTTGGCCGCTGCGGTTAGCGCCGTTCTCCTCGGTGTTCTCGATCAAGCTGCGGATGAGCTCGTCCGTGATTTGGCGGTCGGTGCCGCTGTTGTGGTCGACGTATGCGTCCGCCCACGAAGCACCTGAGTCACGGTCGATACCGTAGATGTCGCTGTCTCCAGCGTCGAGAGCGATGGTTCCGTCGCTGACCTCGCCGTTGCTGCTGACAACACGGTCGATGCTCTCCATGTTGTCGCCCGGCAGGGTGTCGACGTCAGTGTGGAGCATGACGTTGAGCATCTCCGCGTGATGGGTGGCCATCTGGGATTGCAGCTCGTCATACCCGAGCGTGTCGTCGTTGCCGCTGTCCAGCGCGTCTTGGCGCATGCTGATTTCGAAGCTGTGAGCGACTTCTGCGGGGTCGACGTCGATTTCGACGAACGTCGGCTTGATCGTCTCGGGGACGGCTCCGCCCTCGGCGATTCCTCCGCCGCTGCTCGCTGCTCGTGCGGTGAGCGCGCGGTACCCGCTGTTCTGCCAGGGGTACTTCGGCAGGACTCCCCATGTGTTTGCTGTCTGGTTGAGCTGGCTCCAGACCTTAGCACCGTAGACGCGGTTCAGAGCGCCGGTAGTGCTCGTCAGGAACGGGTCGTCTGCCTGTGCGATGTCGCCACTTCCGTAGAAGTAGTCCTCAACTTGTCGGATGGTTTCGAATGCCATTGCTTAGTGTTACCTCGTTCCCCGGATTTGTGCGTAGGTCGGCTTTTGTTCTCCGCGAGCGACTGCTAGCGGGTTGACGCCATCTGATTGGTTGATGTCGTCGCCGGCCCCTCTGGAGTTCGGGGTGACTCCTTGAACGTTGTCTCTCTGAGCAACATCCTTTGTTTCGTCAGGACTGGAGGTGGTTTTCTCGACGTCGTCCGCCGGGTCCTTGTCTCCTTCCTTCGCGCCAGGATCTTGCTGTTCGACGTCCTCTTCCATTTCTCCGTCTCCTTCGAGCGCCGCTACGCGGTCGCTGAGGTCTTGGATCATTGTCTTGAGTTCGTCGATTGGAGAAGCTTCTGGGGATTCGGATGCTTCAGGCGCTGCGTCCTGTTGCTCCGTATCCTCCTCTTCTTTATTTTTGTACTTCTTTTCCTTGTCTGCCATGTGATCGTCCTCTTGTGAGTCTGATTGTTCTTTGCCTTCTGGGGATTCTTTCTTAAACTCTTCGGTATCCTCTTGCTCTGAGTCCTCGGACGTCCCATCTGATGCATCGTCTGTTTCTTCTTTGGAATTATTTTCCTTTTCTTCTGCTTCGTCCTTGTCTGGGTATGCTTCGTTGTACGCCTCTTCAAACTCGTCCTCGTCGATGTCAACGCCCTTACTCTTCAGCGCTTCGAACAGCTTCTCGCGTCCCTGATATATGTCCTCGTCGTCGTATGTAGTGTTAGATGCTCCTTCAGTATCTGATGTCATTGGATCGTCTGCTTGCTCGGTGTCTCCTTCGACCTCGCGCTTGATACTCGCGCAGTAGGCTTCCGGGTCGTCCTTGTCCTTGTTCGCCGCGACGCACGCGTCGAAGTCTTTGTAGTCTGCAAAAGGCATGTTATTGTCTCCTTGAGTTATTGTCTGTCCGCAAGAAAGGCAGGTGTTTTTCGCTGCTTGCTTGATTGCTGCTTGGTCGTCGCGCTGCGCGATGTCATTAATTCCTGTGAACAGGGCGAGCGCTACTCTCGGCGCGTCAACAACAGCGACTTCGTACATCGCGTTCAGGGCTTTGCGGATGCCTCCGTGCTTCTCGTCGTACTCCGCGTCGTCGCCCTGGCCTCCGAAGCTAACACCTCGGTACTCACCAGTCTTGATCTTCTCCCAGACCTTGTCGTCCATCGGGTAGTCGTCGAATATCTGCGCGCGCACACCAATAATTGGGATTTCTTCCCCTTTGTATCGGCGCAGGATTCCCTTCACGTTGCTGTTGTTCGGGTTGGCTTTGACCGCCTCCTTGATTACTTCGTCCGTGACGAGGATGGTGTCTTCCCAGTAGTCCATGACTCGTCCGACGTGGCGGTTGCTGTGCTGCTCGGTCATTGTCCCGCCGCGCTGCAGGAATGTGTCGATGTATTTCTTGACCTCGTCGGGAGTGACGATGTCGCCGGCGTTGTCTCTCATCTCGGCTGAGAGCACGCTTTCGAAGATGCGCTTGTCTTCGTCGACGACCTGGAGTTGTTTGATGTCTAGTGCCATGCGTTTACAGTTTGCCTTCTGGGAGTGCTTATTTAAGATTGTTGGAGAGAAAAAGGGTGCCCGTCTTTCCGGGCCGTCACACTTAACCTAGGTCATTCTCCCAGTGTTTAGGGATGCGACCACTCGGATTCGAACCGAGGCCCTCGCGTTGGAAGCGCGATATCCTGCCTGCCTGGACTACAGTCGCATGAGAGAGGGCGTGCGCGCCGACCAGCAAAGTAAGCGAGCACGCCCTCAGAGGTGAGTGAAACACACAAGGAAGAACAGGTTTTTAGCTGTTACGGTCAGCAACGGCCTGCGCAGGAGCCTCGAGGAAAGGCTCCGGCTCGGTACCCTGCGTGCGAATCTTCCACACAACAGCGTTCGTCACACGATCAATCGCGTCGTCCTGGCTCTCCCCAGGCTCAGGCGTGGGTCGTAGCTTGAGACGCACCCACCGCCTGATGTTCTTGACGCCCTGCTTGGATACTGGGTGCGGCGGCGTTCCCTCATGCACGTAGCTTGCGTGCTCCGCGAAATACACTACGTCGAAGCCTTCCTCGGTCTCGACGACCTCACCGCTACCAGCGAGCTCTCCTGTGAACGTAATCCCCTTCTCGTTCAGGTAGTTGTTGCTCTCGAGAAGGATCTCGTCCGCTATGTCTCGCTGCACGTCGCGGATCGCTTGTGGTAGATCCGTGCCCGTCACTCGAGCACCAGCACTCTCTACTTGGTTGATGATCCAGTTCGTGATCGCGTCGGCCATTGCGTTATTGTTTTCTGAGGGCTACGTGCCGGCAGTTCCAGTGAGCAGTCGGTGCTCGCGGGTCGAAGTCGTAGTCTGGATAGTGCTTCCTACTCTCCTCGCGCACGACGTCGACGAGTTCTTCCCACGTCACTCCCTCCTTGGGTATGCGGCTCTTGATGTTCGTGCACGTCTCGGTCGTGCGCACGTCGCTAGGACCACTCCATACGTAGCGGAACTTCTCGCCGCGCTCAAGCTCGGCCTTGCGGTAGCCTGCGCGCCGGCCTGCCTGGAAGAACTTATTGCTCTGGGTGCGCGCGATCGTGTTCAGGTCGGATTCG